ATAAGCTGGTAAGTCATAAAGACATTGTTTTTACTTCTAAAAGTAAAGCAACGGCAAAACTTTTTGAGCTTCTTTTACAATTATCCCGATTGGATTCCTCTTGCCGAGAAAGGCAAAGATATGAAAAACCATCTGAAATAAAAGTAAGAAAATCAAAAGAAGGTAAAATAAACCTTTATAAGGCTAAAATAAAAAGGGAAAGAAACTTATAATTTATAAGGCTATTCCTAATTCTATGCCTTACAGAAAAACGTAAAGCTTAAGGCTTATATAAGCTTATATAAGCCTTAAGCCTAATAAGCCTTATAATTTATAAATAAATATATAAATAAGTTATATAAGCTTATATAAGCCTAAGCAATCCTTGCCAAAGGCATTAAAATAATCCTTATTCTATACCTTACAGACAACAGAGCCACATTATTTGTGGTATTTTGTGTTAATTTATATATTAGCAATAGAAAATAACTTTAACTTGATAGGCGGTATAATTATGGCTGGAAAGGGCGGGGCTAGGCCTGGGGCTGGTAGGCCTCCAAAAAGCACAATAGAAAAAAGTACCATAGATAAATCAAGTATAGAAAAATTAAAAAAATTAGGTATAGATCCTATTAATATATTAGTTAAAGAATTATCTAAGCTTAAAGGCAAGGATGATTTTAGGTCACAAAATTTACGAGTTCGAATAGCTGAAAAGCTACTGGAATATGGGTATCAAAAACAACCGGTTGGTCAGGCTTCATTGCAACAGGCAAACGTGCCAATTTTAACGATAGTGCAAAAAAGTGAACCAACGGTTAAACCCGTTAAACAAATAGAATTAACGAATAGCGAAGCTGTTATAGATCAAGGCGCAAATACTGATGACGAAACTAACTGAGAAAGTTTATAAGGTATACATCACATACTATACTGACGGATCATATTATATTGGTTTTACCGGTAAATACGGAACAGCACTAGCTTCTTATTTTGGATCAAATACGATCAAAGATAAGCTGGTAAGTCATAAAGACATTGTTTTTACTTCTAAAAGTAAAGCAACGGCAAAACTTTTTGAGCTTCTTTTACAATTATCCCGATTGGATTCCTCTTGGTGTGTGAATAGCATGTTAAATGTAAGAGTTAGAAAAGAGCACATGAAGGACTTACCTAAATTCAAATTAACTTTTGAGGATAACAAATTTAATAAAAATGAAAAATAGTCTTATAAATAAATTACAAGAACAATTAAAAATTGATGAAGGTATAAAATACGAAATTTACGAAGACCATTTAGGCTATGCCACTTTTGGTATAGGTCATTTAATTACTGATAAGGATCCAGAATATGGTTGGCCTATTGGAACTAAAGTAACACCTGAAAGGGTAAATGAAGTATTTCAAACTGACGTTAAAAAATATATAAAAGAAACACAAAAGGTATTTCCAGATTTAATTAATAAACCTGATTTAATTCAAGTTGTATTAGTTAATATGTGTTTTAATTTAGGTGCTCCAAAGTTAGGTAAATTTTATAAATTTATATCAGCCATTAATAATGAGCAATGGATTGAAGCAGCCGTCGAAATGATGGATAGTAATTGGGCTAATCAAGTTGGTCCAAGAGCTGAAAGATTAAAACAAATAGTTTTAAACCATGCTAACTGAGAGAGAGCGTGTAAAGCGTTGAATATATATTCTAAATATAGTAAATAAATATGAATCATAAAATAGAACTTTTCGATTTTCAACAGGAAGTTTTAATAAATCCTGCTAGATTTAAAGTAATGGCATCTGGACGAAGAGTTGGTAAATCATATTTGGCAGCTGTTGCTGCATATAATCATTGTTTAGAAGAGCCAAATAGAAGAGCTTTAATTATTGGACCTACTGTTTCGATGATTAGGGAATCTATTTGGACAACATTAAAAAGCCTTGTTCACCCAGATCATATAAATGGTTATCCAAGAGAAATAGATTTGGAAATAAGATTTATTAATGGATCCAAAATTACCTTAAAAGGGTTTGATAGGCCAGATAGTTTAAGGGGTATTTCACCATCACCTACATTTATTGTATTAGATGAATTTGCCTTTATTAAACAAAATGCATTTACAGAAGTTATATTACCTATGACTTCAGATCCACAACGAAG